GCTAAACAAGCCTGGAACGCATCGAAGCTTGCAGCTGGTGTTTACAAGATCTTTTGTGGAGATCAGTACCTGTGTACGGGAACTCATGTGGGCAACAAAATGTTTGTTGTAGTGCATAGTTTGTCAGAGGATATAACCAAAGAGTACAAAGCAGTTAACCACGTAAATACTCTTAAAATGAAAGGCAGTGATATAGTACTCGTAAATGAGGAAATTGCCTATTTTAATGTGAGTGGTTTAGCGTCACCCTTTAATGCGCGGAGCATGAGAATTTTAACGAATGCCAGCATTGTGACTGTATTTGGTTTTGGAAATGGATCCAGTAGTGAACCTGACTCAGTAGTCGGTTTTGCCAGTCCAAAAGGATGGTGTAACGCCCCAACAAGGGATGGAGATTGCACCTCACCAGTTCTAGACTACGAAGGAAAGATCGTAGGTTTTTGGACACATGGTAATGGACGTGATTTTGGTCGTTTTGAACCTATCACAGAGGCAATGAAAATTCTTGCAGCCAGCAACAATATTAAACATGTTGGCCTGGATTTTCAGTTAGCCCCCCACTCCCCTCAGATCTAATTGTGAGGCCGTTTTGGAAACGGTATCCTTCACAATATCAGAAGATGAAGGATGGGGCTGACGCCTTTAGTGCAGATTATTTTGTTTCGGAAGAACATGATCAGCACCTTAGTGAAGACTACTTCCCAATTGTAGCACAATTGCGACGATTCCCGCGCTACTTAAATAAGAGAATCATGGACCCGCAGCTTAAATGTTTTGTTGATGAACAGAAAATTGAAATGTTGCCTGGTTGGGGCTTACCAAAGCCCAATCAAGGAGCAGCATACAAATCATTAGCGAAATATGGTAAAGATATACTACCCATGGGTGCCGAGGAAGTTCACGATATGAACATAGCTTGGCAATGGGTGGCAAACCAATTTGGTCCATACATGAGAAATTCACGTGTTATTCCACTTGATGAAGCAATTTCACATTTGGATATGACAACGTCAACAGGAGCACCCTTTAATTTGGTTCACCCCGTTAAACGGGATATTTTTGAAAAAGATTTGTCCTTAAAACAATGGTTGAGTGATGATTGGGAGCTTTTAGCAACTGATGAAGAGTGGACTTGTATTTGTACAAACGCTCTAAAAGAGGAATTACGTACACGAGAAAAGATTGATGAAAATTCAATTCGAACGTTCACAGCAATGGCAATGGATAGCACAGTGCATGGCACGCGCTTATTTGTCGACATGAACGAGAAAATGTACAGTTCACATTTAGTTACTGCATCTGCAGTTGGCATGAGTCCCCTTAAAGGAAATTGGGACCGCCTATACCGTAAATTGAAGAAATTCAACAAGGGTTATGCCCTTGATGAAAGTCAATACGACTCATCTCTACGCACTTATTTGATGTGGGGATGTGCGCAGTTTCGTTGGCAAATGTTAAGATCTGAGGATCAAACAGTAGCCAATTTGCAACGTGTGCGAACAATTTACAGAAACTTAGTGAACACTTTGATTCTTACACCGGAAGGTCTCCTAGTTTTTAAGAAAACAGGAAATCCTTCAGGATCAGTTAATACGATTTCAGATAATACTTTAATTTTATATTGTCTATTGGCCTATGCTTGGATTAGAAACAGCAAAGGGAAAGAAGATATGGAATCGTATGCAGCTTTTGAAGAGGAAACATCCAAAGCTCTTGTCGGTGACGACAACACTTGGACAGTTTCAGATGAAGCTCATGAATTCTTCAACGCAAAAACAGTTATTGCGACTTGGAAAACTCTTGGCATTACAACTACGACAGATTCTATGGAACCTCGTAGGCCAGAAGAGCTTGATTTTCTTTCAGCTCAAACAGTTTTCATGGATGGCATTGCAGTTCCTTTGTATGAAAGAGCAAAGTTGATGAACTCGCTTTTATATGCCCCAATGAAGAATATTACTCCAGCAACTACACTGGAAAGAACAGCAGCAATGCTAACAATAGGTTGGACAGACCTGCCTTTTAGAAAATTTTGTAGAGAAGTTTTAGAGTGGTTGTTAACTAAATACGACCCCATTCTCTATGATGATGATCGTTGGATCATGGCGAAATGTCAAATTCAAACTGATAATATTTATTATCGTTTGTTTGTGGGAAAGAGCATGCCAATGCGCCCACAATCTTGTTTGGAACTAGGAGAAAGATTAATCAAGCCAAAC